AGCCGCGCAGGATGAGGTTGTTGAGGAAGTCGTTGAGATCGAAGAAACGCCGGGTTGGTTCGTTTACACCCCGGAAAGGCCAACCAAGGCCGAAGCGCCTATCCCCCGCCGTCAGACGGACGATGCGGCGCTCTTTTTCATTCTGGCAAATCTGTGAGGCAATCATGAAGCCCAAAGCAAGCAAAAGCCCGCCGACCTCGTATGGCAGCGGCTCCAACGTCGTTGGCTCCCGTCTGAACAAGGGCAGCGACATGGCTTATCGCGGCAAGCGCGGTAAGTAATCATGGACGATGTGGAACTGCGCAAGCAGGAAAACCGAGGCCAGAAGGCCAAGGCGCTGCTTGAGAATCCACTACTGAAAGAAGCGTTCGACAAGGTTGACTCGCTGCTTGTCGAAATCTGGCGCGATGCGAAAGACCCGAACATTCGGGAGGACGCGCACCGAGCCGTTAGCCTGCTTCCCAAAATCAAAGCCGCCATTGAGACTCACGTTCACGCTGGCGACCTTGCAAAAAAGAAGCTGGAACAGCTTGTCAGGCCCAAACGCGGGCCATTCTAACGCCGCCAAGCCAAGAGCAGCGGTATTCGCTATTCCCGAAAACGGCGCATGAGTAGGGCGGGTAAGTCCGCACGAAAGACGCGCACGGTCAAAACCAATGGGAAGGGCTGGGGTCAGAATGTGGCACCCCTACGAATAGGTACGAAATGGCTGAAGAAGCCGTTACGACGGCCACGGCGGAAGCGCCAGCCGTCCCAATGCACAGAGAAGAGCGGCACTCTGTCGATTATGCTGCTCAACGGATCGCTCAAGGATTGATCGGAGCCACGGAGCCAACCGAAACCCCGAGCGACGAACCTGATGCGCCAAGCCATGAGGCAGCGGATGAGGTCAGCGCCGAGCCTATCGAGACCCATGAGGTTGAAGAGGCTCTGGCAACGTCTGATGAGGTAGTTACAGCCGAGGATGCGCCCGACGCTCCCCCGGAACTTCCCTCCACCATCGCGGAGCTTGCACAAGCCTTTGAGGCCGAACCCGAGCGGTTCAACGACCTCAAGCTGACTGCAAAGGTCGATGGCGAAGAGGTTGAAGTCACCCTGGCGGAAGCGGTTGCGGGGTATCAGCGGTCTTCGGACTACACCCAGAAGACGCAGGCACTGTCACAGGAACGCGCTGAATTTCAGCAGGCCGTGACAGCCGCCGAAGCTGAATTGCAATCGCGTGTCGCAAACCTCGCGACCCTCACCAAAACCTTGCAAAGCCAGATCACGGGCAAAGAGCCTGACTGGAACAAGCTGCTTAACGAAAACCCGACCGCTTACGTCAAGACGAAGCATGAGTGGGACCAGAAACAGGCCGCACTACGGGCGTCACTCGCCCAGGTCGGTCAGCAACAGCAGCAGATGCAGCAACAGCAGTTGCAGCAGGTCCAGCAGCATCTTGAGGCCGAACGCCAGAGGATGGTCACGACATATCCCGAGTTAGCGGACCCGGAAGGGACCGTTGCGAAGGAAATGCGCGCCTATCTGAAAAGCAAGGGCTTTACGGATCAGGACATTGGCAATCTTGCCGACTCTCGCATGATCGACGTTCTTGTGGACGCCGTGAAAGCGCAATCGGTATCGAGTGCCGCGCCCGAAAAGAAGCTGGTCAAGCCGAAGTCGCGCACTGTGCGGCCCGGCTCGCCCGGTCGTGGTGAGGATCAACAGGATCGGCTCACGGTTGCTCGTCGCAACCACCGCGCCAATCCCAAGAGTGACGATGCCGCCGCAGCGCGGATCGCACTGCTCATGCAAAGGAGTAGGTAGGCGCGGGCAAATTGGGATTTTAACCAATGGCCCATCCAGTATCCAATACCTTCACGGCGTTTGACGCCGTGGGCAACCGCGAAGACCTCGCGGACGCCATCTACGACATCTCGCCCATTGACACCCCGATCATGTCGAGCATCGCCCGCAACAGCGCTGCCGCGGTTCTGCATGAGTGGCAGACCGACGCTCTCGCGGCGGCTTCTTCGTCCAACGCCGTTGGTGAAGGCTTCGACGCCACCACCGACGCCGTAACCGCTACCACGCGGCTTTCCAACACCTGCCAGATCGCGGACAAGGTTGTTCGTATTTCCGGCACCCAGGAAGTCGTGAACAAGGCGGGTCGCTCGTCCGAAATGGCATACCAGCTCGCCAAGAAGGGCCGCGAACTCAAGCGCGACATGGAAGCCATCATCACCCGCAACGGTGCTGAAGCGGCAGGTGACGTTTCGACCGCTCGCCAGCTTGGCGCGATTCCCTCGTGGATCACGACCAACACCAGCAACGGCACGAGCGGCAGTGACGGTTCTCTGGGCAACACCGCCCGCACGGACGGAACGCAGCGCGCGTTCACTGAGAACCTGCTGAAAGGCGTTCTCCGTGACGTGTGGGATAACGGCGGCGATCCTGAGTGCATCTTTGTGGGTGCGTTCAACAAGCAGAAGTTCTCGGAGTTCACGGGCAATGCAACCCGTTTCAAGTCCGCCGAGGACTCGAAGCTGAGCGCTGCCATTGATCTCTATGATTCCGACTTCGGCGAACTTGAGGTCATCCCGAACCGCTTCATGCGGGCGCGGGACGCCCTTCTGGTGCAGAAGGACATGATGGCGCTTTCGTACCTCCGTCCCTTCGTCACGCATGACCTGGCAAAGACTGGCGACAGCGAGCGCAAGCAGCTTCTCGTCGAGTTCACGCTGGAAATGCGCAACGAAGCCGCACACGGCGCGGTTTGGGATTTGACGACCAGTTGATCACTTGCTAATGGCATGATGCTCCGGTATTGTTCTGCAATTTTGAACAGTATCGGAGCATTCCATGTCATCGTGTCGTGTGGTTGGCTGTTCTCGTCCGATTTGGGTCGAGTTAGCCGGGTTATGTTCTCGCCACTACAACAGACTGAGGAGAACGGGAACAGTGGAAGACGGGCCGCGCGCCCGCCTCCCGCTGGAAGAGCGGTTTTGGAAATACGTTGATGTTTGTGGTCCTGACGAGTGCTGGCCTTGGGTTGGCAAAACTCGCGTAAAGGGCTATGGGTCAATCGGCGTCGGCGGGAGAAAGGGACGCAGTATGCTTGCGCATCGGGTGTCTTACATTCTCGCCAACGGGGCTATCCCCGACAATCCAAACGAGTGGCATGGCACTGTTATCATGCACACTTGCGACAACCCCTCTTGTTGCAATCCTGCGCATTTGAAGGCTGGCACACAGTCGGACAATGTGCGGGACATGATCGCCAAGGGTCGGTGCGCAGGCGCATTCCCAAGGGGGTCAAAACACCCCAACTCAAAGCTAACGGAAGATGATGTTACGAAGATTCTCACGTCTTCCCTTAGTGGCGCGGAAATGGCCCGACGACTCGGCGTGAATCGCGCAACAGTTAACCGCATTCGACGCGGCGATGGCTGGAGTCAAATACAGAAGGAACTGAAATAATGAAGCGTTATCTTCCCCTGTTGGCCGCTCTGGTGCTTGTTCCCAGCCTCGCTTTCGCGGGTTGGAACATTCGTCAGGACGGCACCGGCACGGCGGAATGGGTCAACGGCGACGGGGACACTGTTCCCGTTGGCCGCGACCTGACCGTTCTGCTGGAAAACGTCTCCACGGCGTCCACGACGTTCGTGGTTTCCCCGATTGCTGGCACACTGTCGCAGGTTGAGAGTGTTTTGTTTGGCGCGATTGCCACACACGACATTTCGCTGACTGTGAGTGTGGCATCCGCCGGGACCACGGCGTTCACGCCTTACGCAACGGACACGCTGGACATCTCGTTCTCCAACTCCGCTGCGGGTGACGTTGATACCCTGTCGCTTTCGGATCAGACCGTCGAAGAGGGTGGCGTTATCGCCATCACCACGTCGGGCTATTCGACCAACGACATTGATGCGACCCTTGTCATTCGCATCGAAGCACAGTGAGGTTTGGGGCGGTTGGGTCATCTCGACCGCCCTCTTCCTTTCTACTTTGATTTGGTGGCCGGGGCTGGTCGCTGGGCAACTTCCAAAATGGATGGTGCTTTACGCGTTCTGCCTTATGCTGCCGTTTCTCCGGTTTCAGTGGGACGCCGTTACGGCGGCGGTCCTGCTGTTTCTGGGCTGGTTATGCCTTTCCGTTCTGTGGTCTGAGGACCAGAGACAAAGCCTGCACCAGCTACACAAACTCCTGCCCCTGGCCGCGTGTTTCTTCGCCGGAAGGGTGTACGGGATGGCCCCGGTCATCCGCGTTGCAGGGGCTTGTGCGGCGGGTGTTATCGCATTTGACATCTTCCTTGGTTGGGACGGTTCTTTCGGGAACGAGAACTTCGCGACCGAATATGTTGTCCTTTTGTTGCCGCTTTTGTGGCTTGGAACGTCCAGTGAGCGCCTATGGGTCCGTGCGGCGCATTTAAGCGTGTTTGTAGCGTGTTTGGCCTATCTGCTGGCACTACCCAGCCGGATTGAGTTTATCGCGCTCTACGGCCTGTTTTTGTGGCTTCTGTGGCGTCATGCCCGTCATTTGATTGTCTTCGCCATCGCGGTTCCGGCAATCGTCCTGTTCGCCGTTCCTGAAGCGTGGGACGTGGTGGCGGGTTCGATGATGGCCCGCGTGGAGTTGTGGTGGAACACGGCTAACATGATCCTGGAGCATCCCGCCATTGGGCAGGGCTTCGGGGCGTTCAATTACCACTATCCGCGCTTCGGAATGGAGCATCTAGTGCTGTTCGACAGAACGGAGGTCCAGATTGCCCACCACGCGGGCGCGGCACACAACGACCCGTTGCAGCTTTGGGCTGAGACGGGGTTGATTGGTCTGGCTTTGGGAGGTCTTTGTCTGTGGCTGATATTCTCCCGCGCGGTCCCGTCAGTGATTTTGGTTCTGGGGCTGACAATGGGGTTGGTTGGTTTTCCTTGGCAGATGCCAGTTACAGGCGCATTGCTCGCCTATGCCTTGGGCTGCTCCTGTCCGTTGTCGTTGTGGCAAACGGATGGATGGGCGTTCAAGAATGGCGCGGGCATGTTTCCTTCGGGCAAGCCTACCTCCGTCTGAACGCGGCACCGATTGACGCCTTCGAGTTCACCGTCAAGGCGGTGCAGACTTATCAATGGGACTGGGAAATCCGGCAGCAAGTCTACCTGTCGCTGCGGAACCTGACCCTGCACCACGAAGTGGTAATGAACGAGGATTCCGAACGGTGGGCATGGGAAGTGTCGTATTCGGCGTCCCCGTGGTCGCCTTTGTTGCACGCAAGCAAGATTGAGGTTCCCGATGGGTAGCTACATCGACAAGGCGCTGATTGGAAACGACGGCGGCGTAAAGACCGTCTTCCACTTCGACCCTGACGATATGAAAACGCGCATCTCCTACCACGAGGACGTGAGCGACACGCTGGACGAAAACCACCTTCTGCGGGTTGACGGTCAGCGCGATATTGGCTTTGGCCGCAAGGTCGCTTCGATCCCGCCCACGGTCTACATGGAATGGTGTCGGCTTTCTGGCGTGAGGGTCCAGGACTTCATGCGCTGGAACCGCAAGGAGAAAGTCGCGTTCCTCAAGAAGTTCCTGAACGATCCTGATTGGTACAAGTTCAAGACCGTTGAGGGCCGGGTGTGAAGCTGGACCTCGTTCGCGTCAAGTGGATTGACAGCTGCTCGCAGCGCGGCGCGGGCACGTGGGTTGACTTTGATGACGTGATGGAGATGGAGCCTGTTGAGGTTGAATCCGTCGGGTTCCTCCTGCGCGATGAGAAGGACTTTATCGTGATTGCTTCGCATATCGCAGGAAGCCAAGTCGGCGGTGACTTGTGCGTTCCCCGTTCGTGCATCGTCAAAATGAAGTCGGTCAAATGATCCTGATTGTAGGCGGTCATCCCGACTATCAGGACAAAGTTCCCGACCACGACCAACGATGGGTCATGGCGAAGTCCCACGACCGGGACGCGACAATGGCGTTCGAGATGCACAAGCGGGATAATTGGCTTCCCCGCGTGGATCATATCAACGATTTTGACTGTCCCGTTGTCATGCAGGAACAGTATCCCGAGGTTCCGCGTTCTATCAGCTACCCGTTGACGGAAGTGACCGCGACCTTCGGGTGTTCGATGACCTGCACCATCACTTACATGGTCGCACTCGCGCTCATGCACGACCACGAAGTGGCGTTGTGGGGTGTTGGAGGGGACACGGAGTTGTACGGGTTCCAGACGCCGCAGATTGCGTTCCTGGCGGGGTTTGCCCGTGGTCAGGGGTTGAGTGTTACAGCCCACCCCGACAGCAAGTTGCACCGGATTCTAAACCCATGCGCACGCTATGGATATGATGGCTGCGGGGAGTTGTTTCGATGAGCATCACGAATTATGGAGAACTCAAGTCTGCGGTGGCGTCATGGCTTGAGCGCGATGACCTGACCTCGCGCATCCCCGAGTTTATTGCCATGGCGGAGGATAGGATCGGGCTTGACCTGCGCATCCGCCCGATGGAAACCAGCGTGGACGTGACAATCAGCGCGCAGACCGCATCGCTGCCCACGGGATTCCTTGGTGCGCGGCGCTTTGTTCTCGACAACGACGCGGCGCGGATTGAATACCTGTCCCCGCAGCAGTTCTGGAAGCGCGGCATGGCCCGCGATACGGGCATCCCCAAAGCCTACACAATCGAGGGCGATAACCTCGTGTTCGCGCCGTATCCGTCAAGCGGATCGTACACGGGCAAACTGTACTATTGGCAGAAGTTCACCGCGCTCTCTGACGATGCTGATACCAATTGGCTGTTCACGAACGCTCGCGGGCTTCTGCTTTACGCATCCCTGCTTGAAGCGGCGATGTACCTGGAAGACGACGAAGCCGCAGCGCGGTGGGGCAGGCTTTATGAGGACATCAAGGGCCGTGTCAACGTGTCTGATTCGCAAGACCGCTTCCCTGTTGGCGCGACCATGCGTTCTGAGGTGTCGGTGGTATGAGGACGGCGAATCAATACGCGATTGACCGCATCCGTCAGCTTGCGCCGCCTAATGGCGACCAGCGGATGAATCTTGAAACACGGCTTGGCCCGACCGCCCAGGAGATGCTGCCGACGCCCGCCGCGCCTACAGCCCATGAACTGCCTTACTACATTGACGACATGGGAAATGTTTATCCGAAGGGTGACACACTGACGGGTGCGTTCAATGAGTTTGCCGGCCTAGAGCAAGACCTTGATCGAAACATGGTGATCCCATGGAATCAGGAAGCTGGGTGGCATGTCCCCGAGTTGCTGCGCGGTGCTTTGCAATCAGCTTATGCACCAGGTCATGTTGCAGGCGGAGGGCCGATGACGATGGATGAGGTTTTGCAGGCTGGCCTAGACACCGGCGGCACAATGTTTGGCGGCGCGACAATATTTGGCCCCAGAAACGCCTTGGCTATGGG